TATTGATGGAGCATTGCGTGTTCTAAAAAAGAAGCTACAACAAGATGGCTTGTTCAATGAAATGAGAAACAGAGAAGCCTATGAAACTAAGGGTGAAAAACGTCGAAGGAAGAAAGCTTCTGGCAGACAACGATGGCTCAAAGAACAAAAGAAGAGATTAGAAGAATATGGATTCTGAACATAGAAAAGAAGAGATTGAACTGAAGCCCCATGAGATTGCTTCAAAGACAGTCACACCTACACATACTAAAGATTGGTATATCAAGTGGGTGTCATCAATTATTCTTATAGTTGGCATGGTTCTTACTGCGAACAATTTATTCCCGTGGAATGTTCTTGTGCAGTGTTTAGGTATTGCAGGGTGGTTGATTGTCTCTGTAATGTGGAATGACCGTGCGTTGATTATTGTCAATGCTGTTGGGGTTGCCATTCTTTTGAATGGTTTTGTTGGTTATTTACTAGAGGTATAATATTATGGCAAATCATGTAAGTTCATATATTTCGTTTCAAAATTTATCTGTAGAGGCATATGATTTTCTAAATGAACTGATGCCCGATTATCAAACAGAGACTGATGAAATTCTAAGGAAGATATTTGATCTACCAGAGGGCACAGAATATAATTGGGATTGGTATGTAGAAAATATTGGTGCCAAATGGATTACGTTTGAAGATGTAAGTGGTGAGGGAATGTCAACTGTCACCGCTTGGTCAGCACCGGAGGCCTTCTTTAAAGGTCTGTATAAAAAACTAGTGAGTCTAAACTCACCTGATGCCATGTTGTGGGCAAGTTTCGATGATGAGATGCCAAACTTTGTCGGTGTGTTTGGTTTGGGTCCAAATGGCTATGATTATGACGAGTATCTTGACGAAGAAGATTATGAGCAATGTATAGGTTGTGTTCCTCATTATGAAACAGATGATGGCTGGGAACACAATGAAGACTGGTGGGACAAGTTCGATGAGTGGAGAGAGAACGAGTACGAGAGTTTCATGGAAGGTTATGCGGACTGGATCGAAGAAGAGGAATAAATAGAGTTATGGCACGAAAGATTAAATCGAAGACAGACAACTCTGGTTGGGCTGATCCCTCTAAGAAAAAGAGGGTTCGCAAAAAACGCAAACCTATGACAGAGGAACAGAAACAAGCAGCGGCAAAACGTCTTGAAAAAGCAAGAGCGGCCCGTGCTGCAAAAAATCCTAACTATGGCCAATCTAGTATTCATGAGAGTTTACGAAACTTGCCAGATGATGCGCCCATCAATCCAAAGAAAGTGAAACAATGGATCAAGACGCAAAAAGAACTTGCGTCTATGGAGCGCAGAAATGAGAAAGCCAAGGTAAAGGGTGCAACTGACCGTAGAATGTCACATGAAGCGTATGTCCGTAACATGCAAAGATATCTACGAGATGGTGACTGGATTGACTTTTTCTACGGTGAACATCAAGAGAAAAAGATAAGATACATATGTAGAGGACAAGCGTATTATTGGACAGGTCCAAAGAAGGGTGAGCCAAAGTTTAATGTTGGAACTTACTACCCGCTACTGGGAACGGTTTATTCGCAAGAGATGTATGACGCAGACAATGGAGTAGAAAATGCCGATGTGCAAAAGACCAAAAGAAGACGCAAACGTAATCAAAGGTCCGTGGAAAGCAAAAGGAAAAAAACAAGTAGTAGTTCCTGACGTTGATGTTGTTGCGCTTCAAGAAAACATGATGTTTGCTGATGACTTGACTGAAACTCTTTTGGTGCAAATGATACACACTATGGGTGAGAATGGCATCAACATTTCAGACAAAGAGTTTGTCAGGGACATTGGATTTGTGATTGAAGCAGTTAAAAGCACAGTTTATCGTGACATGGATTTGGCACATCCCATGAGTAAAATTATGGAGATGCTGACAAAGATTGATGTTGATGAAAAAAATAGCATGAAGAGTGAAGTTGATTTAGAGTTGCTTGAAAAAGTTAGTATTTCCGAAGAGGAAACAACACCCGCATGAGGTTATAATGATTTTAGTTGATATGAACCAGATTAGTCTGGCAAGCGTTATGATGCATTTGAATATTACGAAGAGAGATAGTGTTGAGGGCGGCATGGTTCGTCACATGATTCTCAACTCACTTCGCATGTATCGACAAATGTTTTTTGAGGACTATGGTGAGTTAGTTATCTGTTATGACTCTAAGCATTATTGGCGCAGAGATATTTTTCCACAATACAAAGCCGGACGTAAAAAGTCTAGAGAATCGTCCAGTCATGACTGGGATAACATCTTTGAGTTTCTAAACGCATTCAAAGATGAAATGATTGAGTTCATGCCTTACAAAGTGTTAGAGGTCTACGGTGCAGAAGCAGATGATATTATCGCTGCGTTATGTGGTGAATTAGAATTTGACAATGGTAAAACACTCATTCTCTCTGGTGATAAGGATTTTATTCAGTTACAAAGATATAGGAACGTAACACAATACAGCCCCATTACCAAAAAATTTGTAAATGGCGTGAACTGGAGTGATTATCTCAACGAACATATTTTGAGAGGGGATACAGGTGACGGTGTGCCCAACGTATTGTCACCGGACAATACTTTTGTAGATGGGTTGCGTCAAAAGCCACTAGGTAAAAAGAAAATACAATCATGGTCAGAGCATAACATAGAAGATGTTTTACCCAGTGATGAAGTAAAGCGTAATTACCAGAGAAATAAAAAACTCATTGACCTGACAGAATCACCTAAAGAATTATTTCTAGAGTGTCTAAAGTCATATGCTGACGCTCCAGAGGGTGACCGTAGTAAACTACTAAATTACTTTATAAAGAATAGGCTCAACGAGCTAATGGATTCAATAGGAGATTTTTAATGCCATACACACCACTATTTCATGAAATTTTAGAGAAGGTAGCGAAGCTAAAAACAAAGAAACAAAAGGTTTCTCATTTGAAAGAATATAACACACCAGCACTCCGCATGGTATTGAAGTCTTCTTTTGACCCAAAGATTGTTTGGCAACTACCAGAGGGTCCGGTTCCTTATAAACCTAATGATGTTCCAGAAGGAACAGAACATACGATGCTCTCTTCCGAAGCAAACAGATTGTATCATTATATTCAAGGTGGCAATCAGGCACTCTCACAGAATAAAAGAGAAAGCATGTTTGTTCAGTTGCTAGAGGGCTTACATCCATCTGAGGCTGAGATTTTGGTTGCTGCTAAAGATAAGTCTCTACATAAGATGTATAAGGGACTGTCTGATAATGTAGTGAAAGAAGCTTTTGATTGGGACGATAACTACATGGTGGTTGAACATAATAGGCATGTGTCGGTTGATGGACCAGCAAGCGTTACAAGAACAGTTTAAAGACCTTGAATATCTTGCCGCTGACTTTTTAGAGAGAGAAGACTTTGAGTCAGCGGCCAAGTGTTATCAACATTTAATTTTAGATGATCCAGATGATGCTAGAGCATACTATAATCTGGCAATCGTATTACATGATCTGTCTATGTTCGATGAGTCACTCGCTTGTTATGAACAAGCAATCAAACTAGGGTATGATAATATTGCCAGAGCAAACTTGAACACCGGCATGAACTATCTTAAAATGGGAGACTTCAAAAGAGGATTTCATTATGTTGATTTAAAGTCAGACGGTGCGTGGAGACTGGGGAAAAACTTTGCGTTCAATCAAGAGGCACTATCTCACATTGATTTATGGGACGGTGAACCTCTTGATGGTAAAAACATACTAGTATATTGTGAGCAAGGGTTTGGTGACAACATACAGTTTGTCAGGTACATTCCACAAGTTAGAGAATTAGGTGGTAGAGTTGTATTCTCTTGCTATGACAAGTTGCATAGTGTCTTCAAGGACAGTCCTATCCTAAAAGATGTGGATGTTGTGAAAGGTGCGGCTATTAATTCTGTAGATTTGCATTTTAAAATTCCTCTGTTGAGTCTTCCTAGAGTTTTACGGGCCACTATTGACAACATACCTTTCACAGATGGATATCTATCAAAAGTCAGTCGTAAAGATTGGGGGCTATCCTCTGAAGGTATCAATGTTGCGTTGGTATGGGAGTCAAGTGGTCTTGATACCCGTCGCTCTATACCTCTCGAAACGATACTGCCACTATGTGAAATTCCTAACGTCAATATGGTAAGCATACAAAAGGGCAGTGGTATGTTTGACTATAGACGCAATCCAGATGCAAAAAACATCTTACCAAGTCTAGGTGAGAGAATACGAGACTTCTCTGATACAGCCGACATTCTGTCTCAAGTGGACTTGTTGATATCTACAGATACAGCACCAATTCACATGGGTGGTGCGTTAGGCATTCCGACATGGGGGCTACTTCATTTCTCTGCCGATTGGCGTTGGTTTAGAGAATCACATTATCCTGATACTAGTCCTTGGTACGAATCAGTGCGAATCTACCGTCAAAAAGAGCCTGCAAACTGGGGTGAGGTGGTAGAGCGAGTGGCTGTGGACCTAAAAAAATTATCAAGTCCTTGAAATCAAACGATTCTTTTGTTCATTATTTTCTTGACAATATCAACCCCATGTCGTATTATAT